ACGGTGTAGGTGTATTGGATGGACTTACTTCACCCCTCCCAAAATTAACGCAGAATAAAGTTTGATTAAATCGAAAAATTGTAATATGAATACTATACAGGCAACGGAGTTACGGATTGGGAATTTTATCGGGATGAATCTTGAAGAATACCCTAATAATTTCTTTACAGCGTTAGAGATTGGCGAAACAATGAAAGTTTATGAAGGCTTAATAACTTTGAAAGGCGCAATTATAAAGCGGGTAGAAACGAGTTTTATGTATGTGGACGATTTCGAGCCAATCCCGCTTACCGAAGATTGGTTGGTTAGGTTGGGGTTTGAGAAACCTGCGCATTCATGGAATGGAGACAAGTTCCATTTATCCGAATGGGATAGCTACCCCTTAAATTGGTGCGTTGCTATGAATAAAAATGGTGCTGTTTTGGTTGAAAAACTAAAATACGTCCACCAATTACAAAACCTATACTTCGCACTGACTGGAACAGAACTAACCCTCACAGATAAATAGAGATTATGAGAAAGCCTCCAATCGGAGTAATGCCAAAGTTTCTACATGATGAAATTATAGCTGATAAGATAGAAGCTAATGGAGGTATGTCAGAGCAAAGTATAAACCAAAAGCGTGTCGAAGATTTGCGCGGTGCAATAGCTAGATACATTTCCGACAATAGGCATATTGACTTGTCTTGGATAAATGAATACAACGAATTGCTTACAAAGTTAGGCGTAAAGAATATTGAATTTAAACTTTGACCCAATGAAACAACTCCACCCAACTTAGCGCGAACCTAATATTCTGCGTCCTCGTTTGCTAAAACGAAATTTGCATCATTTGTTTTATAATGTATGTAGTTTGTGGAAAGGGCGTAAAAAGAGTAGGCTGCAATTGCAGCTTTTTTTATGCGGTTTGGTAGAGCTTAATATAATTCGTCCCACCTATAACCTGTCCACTATTGTGCCGGTTCAAACATTCCGAAATAGTCAACCCGAAAGTCTTTTGGAAGTGTGGTTTATCGGGAAAGGTTTTCCAATTACCGCCCCATTCCCAACCGAATAAACCAAACACATAAACAACCTCCTGCCAATCGGCTAAACCGTCATTGTCAAAGTCCGTAACCGTGTCCCATGAAGCTACTTTGCCATCATTTAAAAGCAAAACAATATCCACCGCCAAACCGTAATTGTGATACGATTGCCCGCCCTTTGCTTTCGTTACTTTAGGCTTTTGATTGTATAGCGCATCCTGCTCCGCAAACGTCCTTAAAGTGTAAGCAAAACGGCACGTAGCGCGTCCTGTTAAACGTTCGCATATTTCCGCATAAATCTGTTTTGCTTCTTCGCGTAAAGCAGGGTGCAATAATTCGATACGGTCAAGGGTGATTTTATCCATTACCAAAACTTAATTTGACCGATTGCCTTTTTCAGTATCGCATAAATATCTTCGCCTACGTTTGTGCAGTCACCTTTAATCGCTATGCTTGCGCGGGAAATTCTAAAGGTAATATCCAAAGTATCGCATACCTCCGCAACCTTTGAATAATCGTAAAGCGAATCAATAGACGCTTCAAATTTGTTACCACCAGCAGAATCTATTTTAACCGATTGCTGAAAGTTATGGTTGTTAAGGTAAGTAGGAATCTTATCGTAAACCTTGCAAGAAGATAATACAGTTGCCGCGATTGCTGCGAATAGGAGGAGTTTTTTCATTTTAGTTTACTTTTAATTTTGAATGATAACTAAGTATTGAGTTAGTTTCTATTTGTTTGAATCGTATGGCGTGTATTTACTAGTTTCATTTTTCATATCGTATTCCATTGTGCCTCGAAGTGTAAAATCTTTATCTAAAAACGAACTGATAATAGTATGAGTATCTAATGGGTATGGTTTTGAAAATTGGCTCATGTGGTCAATCGTTTTATTTGATTCGATAAGCATTTTTGCCAACTGCTCCTTATCGCACTTCATATACATTTCCAACTTATCCTCGTCAGTCTGCTCAATTATCTGCATCATAATTTGAATTTTGATTTTTTGTTTTTTAATCGGTTATACTTCGGTGATGCGTTTAATCGGTCAGTTAGTATTTTAATCAGTAACTGCTTTTCTGTTTCGTCTAACTCCTTTGCTTCATAATAAACCTTATCCGCTACACTTAATTCAGGATGCCCCTCTAAATCTCCAAACATTTCATCAGCTAACCTGTTACGCTTATCTGCTATCTTTTTTACCTGCGATTCTGTTAGCGTTGGTTTAGTTACTTCAAACTTCGCCTCCTGTATCTTTTCATTAGGCATACCATTTTCAACCGCCTTTGATACGCCTGTGATTGCATTGAATAAAGCAGTTAGCCACTCGAACATTATTCAGATTCTACTTTAATTCTATCTTGCAATATGCCAGCTATACTGAAATAGCTTGTTTGTTTTTGGCTTTGTCGGTTATCCTCTAACACGCTTATTCTAACTTCATGGTCGTGAACCGCGTCTATTGTTTTTTCGGCAACCGAGTAATATTTATTACCAACAAAAGCCAACCCTGCCAAAGAAATAGTATTTACCCATTTGTGCAAATCAATCTTTGAAGTAGGAAATGTTGCCATGCTTTATTCAACTGTTTTTACTCCCGTTAGCTTTTCAATTACTTTCAATAATCCACCGCTTGAACCTGTTACGGTAAGTATGTAAACTTTTACCGCGTCTGTTATCCATTCGGACGGCATCGGTGCGATAAAAGCTGTTACAACCAAGCACACAATAATAGTAGTATTTGCTAAAAGTTTCAACCATTTTGGGCTTTCATTTTCTACTTGCCCTAATCCGAATTTTGTTTGTGTTGCCATGTTCCTTTATTTTATGTTTGCGAAATATCCAAGATTGGTGAAATATATTTTAGCCTGTTGTAAGCAGTATTTTATGATGTTCGTTTCTCCTTCGGGTATTTTATAATACTGCGCTTGAATAGGGACATCAGTTACCCCAAACAATTTACCGCCCTCTTTTTTATAGACGGTAAATGTAACAGATGCAGAACTATCCACACCATCGTAAATTACTTTTTCTACTAGGTAAACTTTATTAAAAGTAACACTACTATCACCGTCTAAATAAATCTGCTTAGTGTTTGGCAATAATAAAATACCTGCACTTGCATTAAGTGAGTAGAAAAGAATTGAAAGGAGAAATAGTTTTTTCATATAGTTGTTTAAAAAGTTATCCAATTTGCACCATCGCTCATTACCCTTAATGGCGTTAGTGTTGTTACGTTATAAGTTGAGGGAATAGAACCGTCAATAGTTTGAGATGAAGTAGACGCTATAGTTATTGTGGTTGCCGAGCCTGTATTTTTAATTATATACTCTCTACCTGTTATGCCTACTGCTGTCGGTAGTGTTATAGTAAAACTATTAGCTGTGCAATTAACTAACCTGTCATCAATAGTCAATGTGTAGTTTGCTGTTTTTGCTACATACCCTGCCGCAAATGAACCGCTTGATTGCAGGACAGAAGTAGCAGCGGCAACCACATCATTTCGGAAAAATCTTGTTCCACTTGTTCCAAATTGAACTATTCTATTGCTTGCTCCATCTAATGCATAGGTAGTTTGTATGCCTGATGCAGTTCCGCCAAACTGCCATAATATACCCGTTGTTGTTGTCTTACCCCAACCCATACAGATGCCATTCGTGCCTGAAGTATTGTTTGCATTTATCAACGACCCCGCCCCCGATATTGTTAGATTTCCAGCGTCTATATAAATAGCGTGATTAGTAGTTCCGCCCGATGCGCTAAACCTGCCTGCTATATTTGTCCCTCCTCCTGTATGCACATTGTCAAAATCATGCGCTACCGTTGTTTGAGATGCGTTTGCGTTTGCTCCGTATAAAGAATCTTTTGCTAGGATTTGCAAGTTTGAAGCTGCGCCCGTTGACCCTGACAATAATCTAAGGAATGTCCCTGCGCCTAAAGTGTTTGCCGTCCAAGTTTGTTCATAGTTTGCGTTATCGATATTGTTTGCTCCCGTTGCTCCTATTAAAGCGTTTAGTGGCATTGATGTGGGAGTTGCTCCTGTTGCGCCTGTTGCCCCTGTGCTTCCAGTCGCGCCAGTAGCACCCGTTGCGCCTGTTACTCCACCGCCTCCGCCCGCTTGCCAACTCGCCAATCCATCCGCATCGCTCGTTAAAACATAGCCGTTAGCCTGTGAACCGTCCGCTATTTTTATTCCGTTCCTGTGTATAGAAACTATCGGAGTTTCGTTGCTGTCTACCATAAACTTAAAAGCTGTATCGCCTAAAAGTTTTACAGCGAATGTTTTGGCGTATTCGCTATTCGGCTTTTGTGTTACATGAGTAGCTAAACCAAAACTATCCAAGCCAAATACTCCGTGACCTTGCGGCAACTCACTACCTCCGCTTAGGGTATCGCTGATAAAATATTCCCAATGTCCGTAATGCATACCTAAATAACATATATCCCTTACAAGTGATGGCGAATAAATATTCATTTCAGTTGTAAAATTTCCCTTTGTTCCCTCGTTATCATAAACGCCTTGCTGAAAGTCCAATCCATTATATCTAACACGGTCAACGCTACTTGTTGAATCTATACTATGCCCCACATCAAGCCCTGTTGAATTTGATTCTATTACATGTTCAATGGATGTGTTGGCTACAAAAAAACTTGTATTTAATGAATCAGAAAACGTAGCCGCATTTATAGCAATTCCGCTTCCATCGGCTGCACCAAAAATAACCGCCTGTGTGTTATTCGCTGGTAATGTAGAATCATTGGCGAACATTATTTCATTTGCGCCCATTTGAATAGTTGCGTTGCCTCTGTTTAGCACACCGCCCAATCTTACATCGTTGCCTACTATGTTTAACCCTTGAGAGGCGGTTACTGTGTCTCCGCCACCACTTGAAGTAGCCCAATGAACCCTACCTTCTGCGTCCGATGTTAAAACTTTTCCCGTTCCAAACCCGCCAAAGTTTAAACGCATAGCCTTACTAAATTGCGCCGTGTCCTTAAACCATGATTTGTTAGGATAGGGAGTATAACCTATTTGAGCATTAGCAAAAAACGGAATCAATAAAAACAGTAATATCTTTCTCATAAGTATTCGCTACTATCGTAATCGCAACAATTATTTTTCTTCTTCTTGTTTACTGTATTCGGATAACCTACACCCCAAATCGCATAACCGCCCCTTGTAGGTAGGTTATTATCACAGCATTGATTAGGGTAGTTAGTCCCGTCAAACGTTCCGCTAACCGTGTTGAATTGCGTGTTTAGATTTGATAGATAAACGTTTATCAACTCCTTTGTTTCTGCCAATAATTCACCGCGTCTTTTATCGCTAATCTCTGCGCTCGTATCTTCGTTATTTTGACGCGCCCCGTATTGGGTAATATTCGCGCCATGCCACAATAAGAACCTCGAATAAGCACTCATTACAAAATAAGGCTTAATGAAGTCTACATAAAAAGCCATCAACTCCGTTTCGCTCCAGTTTGCATTTGTTGGCGATGGAGTAGAACCCGTGTTAGCGATTAAGCAAGTATAATAACGGTCAGAATATTTAACCTTATTGCCAACCACATAAGCCGTAGTATTTACCCATGTAGCCGAAGCCGCCAAATACGTATAAATATTGCCTAACATTGTATCATTCAATACAGGCAAAACGTCCAAGTTATAAGCCTTGTTTACCGCCAAAGTCACAAATCTATCTTCTATATTGGTAGAGATTTGAGCGTAAGGCGCAAAGTCTGTTTTGGTTATGTATGGGAACGGTGTCATGGTGTAATTACTTTTGATTTATAGCCATACAAAGCCCGTATTTCGTCCTCTGTTAAGTATTGATAAACCGATTCGGGTATGTAGCTAACAGGCTTAAACGCTGATAATTTCCATTCTACCTGTGGGAACAATATTGTAAATGTTCTTTCTATTAAACGTTGCAAAGCGTTTACATTGTTTGCTAATTCTAAAGAAGCGTTTGCGATAGATTGCGTATTGCCTAATACAGCCGCGTCCGAATATCCAACTAAAACAGGGTGAACGCCAAATGAACGACATACAGCGCGTTCGATTACATCGCGCTTACTATTTGCCGCATCCAAAATAGCCTTTGCATCGAACGTTTGCAGGACAGGTATTTCTTCCTTAGTTGCCGCCTCCCACACAAGCAATCTGTTACGCCCGCTTAATCCTTCTTCGTTTTTATCATGACCCGTAAAAGAAGCCAAAGCATCTTCCTGATAATCCCGCGCTGTTCTACCGTTTGCATCCTTTGTAGTGTTATCTGTTTTGCCTACTAATGTAAGTATAGCAGACGGAACAAAACCATTCATAACGGCTTCTAAATCGTATCTTTGAATTTCTGCACTTGTGAGAACGTCCTCTATTGAAGCGTAATAATCGGGAACTGGATATTGTGGATTGTCGGGAGTAGGAAGATAGCAATACATTATCTCCCCTATATTTTTATACTGCTTAATCTGTGCCGCCAATTCAGCAGGTGTAATTTGCTCCCCTGCGAATTTAGGGTAATAAACATTTTGGTCTTTCTTGTATTGCTTAGTCCCCTTTGTTGGATTTACTAAAAAGTCACCGCGCAAAGTTTTACGAATCCATTGAAATGGAATGTGTTTGGCGGAAACTACTTTGCCCGTTGCATCGCGCCCGATGTTTAGCGCAAACCCTTTAAAGTAAGATAAATCATAAGCGATAGCGGATAGAACCGAATCGGATAACTGTTTATCGTTTACCTTAAACTCTTTAGCCGCGTCCTCAAATCCATCGGCTTGTATATATGAAGCAACCTTATTCGCGCACCGTTTAGCAACACCCGAATTGTTTAGATACTTAATTAAATTGTTTGGTAACAAGTCGGCATTGCCATACTTGTAAATGTTTTCCGAAGTGTTTATTAGTTCGGGAACGAATAGGTTTACAAACGAACGAGCGTAAGTCTTAGCCTTAAAAGAAAAATCTATTGCACTCATTCTAAATGTTTGTATCGTTCAACAACAACACCCGCTATTTCACTAAATCCTTTTCGATGTTTCACAAGTGGTTCTATTAAAGAATACACTTGATGTTTACTTTGTATTGAAGTCATGAAACCGTCCGCAGATTCGATTTCCTTTTCAAGACCTTTAATACACACATCATAAAAAGAACTGTTTACTACATACCCAAAAGTTCCCCAAATCTGCTTTACCTTTTTCAGTAAACTACCGACCTTGAAACCTTTTTTTGTCTCCGTTCCGTTAAGCCAAAGTGCATTCCAATCTTCGGGCAATTCACTTAATGCTTTTTGAAACTTCTCTTTAAATCCCCTTACCAAACTTGCATCGTCTTCTAAAATTAAAACGTAATCAAGCCCGTTTTCTTTTGCATAACGAATAGCTTTTAAATGCGATAAGATACAGCCTATTTGACCGTATCTTATGTTTGCGCTTTCTTCGCTTTTGCTTTTTATTTCTACTCTACTTCTTGCCTCACTACCGAATCCATCTACTGCTTCAATCCTTACAATCTCTACTTCTTCGCGCTCGCAGTTTGCTTTAATTGCTTGCCATCGTTCTTTACTTCTTTCGAGATTGATAACAACGGTTGCGGTTCGGGCTGCCCCTCCATTAAATTTTTTTTTACAACGTCCGTTCCTGTGTAATCGGGATTTAATTCGATAATGTCTTTACGATACGCTCCCGAATTTAATATTGCCTCCGCTGTTGCATTGGATAAAGTTTCAGCAGTTATTTTGTGGCTTGTTCCGCCAATAGTAACAACTACTGTTTTATTTTTCCAGTTCTTTGTAAATCGGTATTTGCAATTTGTTTTACTCATAACTTCGCCCTTTGCGTTTTTCCATTTAATCAACTGCGCTATTGCTTCATTGTAGCAGTTGTTGCAGTTCTTTTTTACTGACTTCCCGTATATAGCGTGATAGACAGCGTTTATTTTTTCAACTTCACCGCTGTTTACAGCCTCCTTAACTTGCGCTAAAGATTCTTCACTATACGCTAATGCCATCTAAGTAAGTAATTGAATCCGCTAATGTGCCACCGTTTAAGAACAATTTAGGCATTGAAAGTTGTTCGCCCGATAACGTTAAGCTAAACGCTGTGTTATCTTGTAACAATACTCCCGTTGCTCCTGTTCCTGCGCTTGCATTTAAGCCTTGTGTAATTCCGAACAATTCAATTTGCCCCGCCTCTGTTTCAAATAGCGCGAACAAATCATCTGCGTTCACTAAGTTTTCAATCGCTTCACGGTCAGCAGGTGTATAGTGATACAAAACCAAAATTGCAGAAGTGTTGAACGTGTTTACGTTATCGCCCGCTGTCAATTCATACGTTCCGTTATGCTTACTTTTCTTACCAATGAACTTATGTAAACCATAAGCAGGGGAAGCCGTAGCAAAGGCAATCGTATCTACATAGCCGTCCGCGTCAGTAGTATAGGGAACAACGCCCAACTGCGAAATTTGCCCTATCCAAACTCTTTTCTTAACGCCACCTACTTTATTTAGTGCGTTACATGATGGGTCTAAGCCCTCCAGTAAATCTACGCAATCTGCCATTGTAATTATTTTTTAAAAGTTAAGGGGGAGAATTAACTCCCCCCTTTATTTTTGTTTAGAATCCTGCAATCGTGAAATACTCACCGTAACCAATTTGGATATCCAAGTTGTATTTAGCGCGATACTTGTTTAATTCGGTGTTGTTATCATACCAAATTTCAAGTTCTTTACCTGCACTTGGTGAATCAATGGCAACCTTAGTTTGATCTTTCTTCGCTAAAACAATTCTGTAAGGTTGGTCAGTTACGCCCGAAGAAGTAAAGTCAGCTTCCAAGAACTCATCAACAATATCCAAGACAATCATTTCGATACCGAAAAGAGATGCGGGAACTTCACCGTTAATAAAGCGGCTCAATGAAGTGTCTGTTGATTGGTTGCTTAAAAGGAACGACTGCCAAGCATCGTAAACATTGCGGGTAACATACCAAGCCATCTCGCTGTTTGGTGTTTGTTTCGCTCTGCGTGAACGCGCTGTGTAAATTGAAGTCATTGTTCCAACAAAGTTAGAAGTGTTCAATGTTGTTGCGTTTACAGTAACACCTGATTGAACAGTATCAACATCGGCATTTACTTTTACATACCAACCGTCAATCATGTTGTAATCGGCAGAAGCTAAAGCAGTATTCGCTAACAATGCGATACGTAAGAAATCACGCATAACCGCTTCTTCTACCACTTGCAAAAGTAGTTTCTGAATATCACCTGTGCCGTTAATCAAATCGGCTTTGTTGATACCGGTTTTACGAGCCATTGCAAGAATGGTATTGTCAAATGTTTTGTAACATTGAGTTTTGTATGCTTCCAATTCAACGTATTGAATCTGCTTACGTGTTACATCAATTCCATCGGTAGAATCTGTTGAACCGCAAGCTGTTTTTTCGCGGGTAATCTTACCGAGTGTTGAGTTAAAATAAAGCCACATATCGGTTTGTCCGTAAATGAACTCCCATCCTAAACTTGTTAGGGTAGGTTCTTCGATAATTGGTTTAATGAAGAAGCCTTTTGATTCTCCTTCAAATTGCACTACGCTGTCTACTATTGCCATGATGTTTTAATTTTAGTTTTTGTTGTTAAATGATTAGTTAAATTTCTTTGCCAATTCTTCGCGCATCTTTTGCGCCTTTTTTTCTTTTTCCGTTACACCTCCGTCACCTTTGAACGATTGAAATTCAGGTTTTAATTCTCCTGTGCCTGTTACGAATTGTGCTTTAAGATTCTTGAACTCCTCTGTAACAGTTTTTACCGCCTCGATTGCTTCCGCTTTCTCTGCTTTAACTGTTGTTTTTTTAATTCAGCATCCATAAGTATTGTAGTTTTTTATTTACCCAATCTCTTTTACAAGTTCCCTCAATGACACTTCTATACTACGCAAACGAATCTGAATATCGGGGCTTGTTACTTTCTTTCGTATGTGGCATTTTATACATTCACGGATAGCTTCGCCCTCTTTCATTCCTTGTGAACTCATATAAAATTCAAAGTCCTTTCGTAATGTTCCGCTTATTCGGGAGCGATACGTTTTAGTAAATTCTGATTCTTGCTTTTCAGATTTCTTTTTACTCATAGTTTAATAAACTTTTTAGAGTGGTTATAAGCGGGAACAACTAAAGTGAACAACCAAAGTAATCTTGTAACTGCGCTCCAATCTGTAATATTAAAACTCCAATGAGCGAACGAAAAAACAAGATAGCATAAAGCAGAAAAGATAATCGTTGTAATCAGTAGCGATAAATATTTCATAG